TTGGGATTAGTTAACAAGTTCATCATTTAAATTTTTTTTTGCTCACTTTTTTGTTTACAAATGAGAAGAATCATGGTATAATGTATACATTAAATAATTAATTAGGAGTTATATCATGGTTACAGTTAAAATTACATACCCAGACAACACAGTTGAGTACTGGTTTGAATCTTTATTTAATTTTCATAAAGAACTAAAAAGACTTCAATCACTTCATAATAATCAAATTAAATTTGAATTTCTTGAAAATCAATTTGATTAACATGTTAATAACAAAAATGAAAAAAAGTGAAAAAAACTGTTTACAAATGATAAGAAACATGGTATAATATACTTATTAAAATGAAAACAAACTTTAAGGACTATATAATGAATAAATTGACAAACTCACAAATGCAGAAAGTAAACGAACTTTTCTTAGGTGCAAGCCCTGATCAAATGAATGAGATCGCACAGATCTTTAATACAGTTAGAAGCTTAAAAGCTGCTTCTGCTGCAAAGTCTTTTATCACTGGACAAAAAGTCAAGTGGTCAGGACGAAAAGGCGCCATGGAAGGTGTCGTAGTAAAATCTCTTAAAAAGAATATTAGAGTTAAAGCTACAAACGGTGACATGTGGAATGTCGCTGCAACAATTTTAAAAGCTGCTTAAAGGAGAATATATTATGGCACACGAAGTTGAAACAATGGCATACGCTGGAGAAACACCATGGCACGGTCTAGGTGTACCAGTATCAAATGATCTTACACCTCAGCAAATGATGAAGAAAGCTGGTGTTGATTGGACTGTACACGAAGTTGAATCATACATTGACTTTGAAGGTAAGAAAATGCCTACTGGTCAAAAGTCACTTGTAAGAGGAACTGATGGCAAAATACTAACTAACGTTGGTGAAAACTGGAATCCAGTACAAAATGAAGATGCATTTAATTTCTTCAGTGAATACTGTATGTCTGGCGATATAGAAATGCATACAGCTGGTTCGTTGAAAAACGGACAGATGGTATGGGCTTTAGCTAAAGTCAAAGATTCATTTGAATTATTTGACGGTGATAGAGTTGATTCATATCTTCTTTTCTCAAATCCTCATCAGTATGGTAAAGCAATTGATGTCAGATTTACTCCAATCAGAGTGGTCTGCAATAATACATTATCTCTTTCTCTTGACGCTAAGACTGATAAGTCTGTTAAAGTTGGACATAGAGTTCAGTTCGATGCTTATGAAGTCAAAAAAGCATTAGGTATTGCTCATGAAAAACTTAATACTTACAAAGAAATGGCTGAGTTTCTTGGTAAAAAGAGATTTACTGTTGATACGTACGTTGAGTATTTAAATACTGTATTTCCAAGAACTGCTGATAAAAGAGTTCAAGGAATGGACTTAAATAAAGAAACTCTTTCAAGAAATGCTAGAGATTGTTTTGACTCACTGAGTTCTCAGCCTGGTGCTAAATTCGCTGAAGGTTCTTGGTGGCAAGCATTTAATTCTGTCACTTATGTTTGCGATCATAAACAAGGTCGTAACGAAGACAATCGTCTTTATTCTTCTTGGTTTGGTGGAAATCAACTTCGTAAGAAAAAAGCACTAGAAAGCGCTATCAAATTTGCGGAGGTATCATAATGAATAAGTTTGTTACAGTGGGGCTCGTCGTAGTTGGCGGGCTTGCTCTTAATGCTTGTAGCTTAAATAACTTAACAGGTAAAAGAGAAATGATTAAAATAGTTAAGTCTGAAAAGGCTGACTCAATTCCTGAGTGGTATGTAAATACACCTGATGATGAAAAAGAACTCATCTATGGTTCAGGTACTGGTTTGTCTTCTGATTTGCAGTTCTCTATGGATAAAGCTATGCATCAAGCAAAAGTAGTTCTTGGAGATAAAATTAGTAACTCAGTGTCTATGACAATAAAATCGTATACAGCAGACGATTCTTCAAAAGGACTAGGTGGTGTTGCAGTCGAAGAGACTACAAAGGTTTCAAAATCTGGATATTCTAAAATCGATGTTTCAGAATACGATGTAGTTGATAAAGCTGTTACTGTAGAAGGTATGAGTTTTCGTACTTATGTTCTTCTAAAAGTAAATCCAAAAGGACGTAAGAATCAAACTGTAGTAGTTGATCAAGCAGCTGTTAATAAAGCTCGTGAAAAAGCTCGAGTTGAAATTCAAAAGCTTGACTAATGCCGTATTTAATAGTTATATTAGCGTTTTTATTCTTCTGTCTGCAATGGGTGCAAAAAAATCCACCACTATCGCAGACAGAAAAATGTCAATGTGAAAAGTTACCTGAAGACTATTTCATAATTCAAACAGATGAAACTGTTTATTGCATTGACGATAAACGTTCAAGAGAAATCAAACAATATATTAAACACTCAAAGAAAGAGGTAAAATGAAGAAACATAGTTTAGCGCAAACTCAAGCTTGGGCAAAAGAAAATGACTTAAGGCAATTTATGCGCTTTGATCCAAACGAACGAAATCAACGAAAAAATAATCCAAAAAGAGATTTTGGAAATAGAAGAAAGCCAAATTTCAGATCCAGGTAGAATGTTAATCTAGTATAAATAGATTTATGCTTAGATTTAAAACATATCTGGAGGAGAAGATGGCAAATTTTGTCGCTATGAGTCCTGGTGAGTTTTTAAAACTCAACTCGCAAACAAGCGAAAGACGTATTGACATTCTTCGTCGCCTTATGAAAAATGGTGAAGCGATGCCGACAGTTGACGGCGTCGAAATTGTAGTTAAAAACACACCTGAAAATATAGAAGCTATTGATCGTCTTGAAAAAGATAAAAAAACACAAATACTAGATACAAGTAAAGGCAAAATAGCTACTAATAAAATTGGTAAATCGAATGTATTTGGCGGAGGTGGTGGCGGATCTGGTGGCGGGTCTAAACAAACAGCCATGGCCGAAAGTTTACAATGTCTTTATTGTGAATATATGGTAAACAACCCAAGAGCTACATTTGAATCTATTCAACCTTCTGATCTTGCTAACTCGATGAGTAAAGTTTCAATAGGTGGAACAAGTATGAACGATGCTGTGTCTTTAGATGCATCATGGCACTATTCATCTTATTGGACTGCAAAAGAATTATTACGTAAAAAATATATAAACTCTAGTATGACATTTCATCGTGACGACAAAGTGATGAAAACAATCTACAGTAAGAAGAAAGAAGCTCTTAAAAATTCAGGTATGGCAAACCTTAGTGATGACAAATGGAATCCAGGTGACATATGGGCAGTAACTTCTCAATCTGTAATTACTAGTTTACCAACAACATCTATTCAAGAACTTAACGCAAGCCTTGTTAAACTTTTTGACGAGAAAAAACTTGTTGGTATTTCTTTGAAAAAAATAATAAAATTTGAAAATATTAAATGTATAGTTAAAAATGAAGAACCAAATGCTAAAGTGTATAAATTTAAAGATGGCAGACTTATGGCAACATTTGCACGTAAAGCTTCTGAGTTTTGGAGAAGTAAATCAGGTGTAGTTGAGTTTGACGGTGGCAAAGCAGATCTTCGTACTTCATCACAATTTGCTGCAATTAACTTTGAAATTACATTGAAAACTGCGCGTGGTGGTAGAGCTGGATATGGACAAATTATCGAATCATTAAGAAAAAGAGCTGGAAAAAAAGCACCTGATAACAAACAGCTGAAAAAGATAGCTGAGGATTTAAGTCAAAAAGCCGAAGGTTCAAGATATGCAAATTTATTTTTTGCTATGGCTAAAAAAGTACATCCAACAATTCAAAAAAATGAATTCATGTCTGGTTTTTTAGAATATCAAGCGCATGAAATACACAGTAAAATGGGTGCTACGTATGTGTTAAGTTGTTTATTTGAAAATAAAACTAATGGCAAAGCAGATAAGATAATTACTGATCTTGTTAACTATGCTGGATCAGAATTAGATATCTCATCAATTTATGCGAAGGTATACGAATAATGTTAAATTTTGAAAATTTTATGACTGAACAAAAAAATACTCACATGACTCATATTGAAGATAAAGTTATTTATGGTGGAGTCAATGGCGCACGTGAAGCAATATTAGCACTTCGTTCTTTACGCGACATGTTAGCTGGTGAGAAAGACGGAAACGTATCTGTTAAATGGGATGGAGCACCTGCAGTGTTTGCAGGTACAGATCCTTCAGATGGTAAATTTTTTGTAGCTAAAAAAGGTATATTTAATAAGAATCCAAAAGTTTATAAAACATCAAAAGATGTTGACGACGACACATCAGGTGATCTTAATAAGAAACTTAAACTTGCTCTAGAGCTTTTGCCAGAGTTAGGTATCAAAGGAGTAATACAAGGTGATTTTGTTTTTGGCCCAGGGGATATTAAAACATCTAGAATTAAAGGAAAGTCCTATATTACGTTCCACCCCAATACAATTGTTTATGCAATACCATCTGGCACGGAGATGGCCAAGCAAATCAAGGCAGCAAAAATTGGAGTTGTATGGCATACGGAGTACAAAGGACGAACATTTGAAACGATGAAAGCTTCGTATAATTTCAACGCAAGTAAATTAAAGAAATCAAAAAACGTTTGGTCACAAGATGCTCAGCTTGGCGACGCAACTTCAGCTACTATGTCAGCAAAAGAAACAGCAGAAGTAAATGAATATTTAAGTTTAGCTGGTAGAACATTTAATAAAATTGCTGGCAGTGCGTTAAGACAAATAGAAAAGAATGAAAAGTTATCTCAGCATATTGAAACTCACGGTAACAAATATGTAAGAGCTGGTCAATTACCGCCTGATCCAAAGAAAAGAGTTGCTGCGCTGATCAAATTTATTCAAGATAAATACCAGAAAGAAATTGATAAACGTTCTAGTGAAAAAGGCAAATTAGCTCAACAAGGTAAATTAGATGATATTTTAAAATTCTTTTCAAATGAAAATAAAACTAGTTTAGAAATGGTGTTTGAATTGCAACGAGCTATAGTTCTAGCGAAATTAAAACTTATAAATAGATTAAACAAGATTTCAAATTTGAAAACATTTTTGAAAACAAAAAGAGGTTATCGTACTACAGGCCAAGAAGGTTATGTAGCTATTGATAAGCTTGGTGGTGATGCAGTGAAAATTGTTGATCGTATGGAATTCTCATATGCCAACTTTTCACCCAATATATTAAAAGGATGGGATACACCAGGGAGATCATAATGGCTTTAAAAAGCTTTAGAGATATCGTGCATGAATTAAAAATGAAGCGCGATAAAAAATTACCAAATTTAAAAACACCTGTTAAAGGTCCAAAAGGTACTAGTAGATTTTCACGATTTAAGTCTGCAAGTAAAAGTACCACAAGCTCTGCATCTTTAGGAACAAAGAACGCGTTATCAGCTGGTACTGAATATCCTACAGAAGAATCAGTTGACGAAGCTACATGGCCAGATGAAATGCCTAATGAAGATGTTGATGTAGATGAAGAACTTTCTATTTCAGCTAGACGTAAACTTTCTAGATTGATGAAACGACGTAAGACTCAGCTTAAAAGATCTCGTTTACGCGCTAGAAAACGTATGGCTAAAACTGATGTGTTGAAAAAACGTGCTAGACGTGGAGCTAGAGCTGATGCAGCTAAAAAATTAGCAAAAGGAAAAGATAAAAAAGATTTATCAATAGCAATGAAAAAGAGCCTTGAAAAACGTTTAGCAATGCCAGCTGTGCAAAGAAGAATTAAAACAATGACAAGGCGAATGATGCCAACTAAACGTAAGCTGGAGATCTCGCGAAAAAGATGATTACAAGTTTTAAAAATTATTTAAGTGAAGAAGAAAAGGTTGTTTATTTTACCTTTGGTAGAATGAATCCACCAACTGTTGGTCATGAAAAACTTTTGAATAAGCTATCGTCTGCAGCAAAATCAAATCCATATCGAATTTATTTGTCTCAAACAAAAGATGGAAAAAAGAATCCATTAGACTATAAGAAAAAAATTAAGTATTCGAGAAAGATGTTTCCTAAACACGCACGTTCTATTATGCTAGATACAAAAGTAAAGAGTGTATTTGATATTTCTAAAAAACTTTATGATGAAGGATTTAAAAAAGTTATAATGGTCGTGGGTTCTGATAGAACTACAGAATTTGAAACACTTTTAAATAAGTACAATGGTAAAAAAGGCAGACACGGATTTTATAATTTTCAAGGCATTAATGTAATATCAGCAGGTGATAGAGATCCTGACGCTGATGACGTATCAGGTATGTCAGCATCAAAGATGCGTAAAGCAGCAGGTGATGGAGACTTTCCTCAGTTTGTTCAAGGTTTACCAAAGTCTATTTCGAATCCTGACGCTAAAAACATATACAACGATGTTCGAAAAGGTATGGGTCTAAAAGAACAAAAAGAATTTAAAAACCATATTCAGTTAGAAACTAGTGCAGCCCGTGAAAATTACATAGCCGGAAAGTATCAAGCTGGAGATCAAGTAGTAATTAAAGAAACAGATGTAGTTGCAAATGTTATAAGACGTGGATCAAATTATTTGATTGTTGAATCAAACGGTCAAGTAATGAGAAAATGGATTGATGCTGTTGAAGCAATTGGCGAATATTATAAATATGATTTTGGAACACCTGAAGCAACTAAGTACGCAAAGAAAATGACACCAGGATATGAAGCACGTCA